CCGATAGTGGCGTCAAGTCCGGATAGATGGCCTTGAGTGCCTCGAATAGTTCGACCTCGCGAAGGTAAATTAGTCTTCGTCCTCGTCTTCGTCCCAAGGCTTGAACATTGGGTTGCCGTTATCGACTATCCATTCAGGATACGAGCTACGATCCATCGCAAAAGCAAGGGCAGTCCCCTCATCCATCCCAGCGCGGCGGCAAGCCATATAGACTTCATTAGCCGCAATAGCCCAGAAATCGAGGCGAGTAAGTGGAACGTCTTTAGTCGTTCTGCGACGTTTAGCCACTTTCTTGGCCTTCTTGCTACCTTGCTTTCTTGTTGCCACTTCTGCTCACTTTCGCCGAGAGTGCTAATTCTAACTGACTCTCCATCTTGTCGAGGCGCGACACAATGGGCAGATTCTCTAATTTGATGATATATCTCAGACCGGCAATCAGTAGGCCAATCGATCCGAGAACGGAGGCGACCGTCGCCGCGAACTCAGAAGCGGCCATTACCGGACTTTGCCATAACGCTCGTAAGAAGGGTTCAGCCAGTTGATGATGCTAGGCAAGACTGATGCCAGAGCGGCATTGGCAATCGCATTGACATCGAGGCCGACTGCTAGGTAGGTCGCTAGGGCCGCCGCTACGAACGTCTTGGCCCAACTTCCGGCCATCAGTTTCAATTCTTTCATTTGTCTTCCCTTCTAGGTCGAACCACTTTCCGTCATTGTCTCCCAAGGTTGTAAAGCTGATATGGAAATGCGACTTGTGAGGATTAGGGCCTCGGTATTTTCTGCGCTTCCAATTCAGGGTACTGCTCATAATCTTGCCGTCAAAAATAATGTATTTGATTCGCTTATCGCCTCGCTTGGCGCATTTGCGAATCTTCTCAACTAACGCGTAAGCCTCCTCTTTATGAGCTGAGAGGTCGGCGTCAATATCTAATGCGCGGACTATTCCATCGACCGGAATATGATCCGAATTACCTTTCGCCAAATGGCGAGCGTCAGCAATCCAGCCATCAGAGCGGCGGTCGCGATCAGGATAATCGTCATCGATTTGCTCACGTAATTGGATTCCAGCCTTACACAACTTAGCCATTATGAAAGTAAAAGTTTTGCTTCTTCTTCGGTAATACCAAGTTTTTCTAATAAAGCAATTTTATCAGCCGCTTTTTTCGCAAGCGTTGCTTCTTCTTCTGCTCTGATTTGTTGTTCTTTTTGATGAATTTCGAATTCGACGTCGTTCATTTCGCGGTCGAAAATTTCATCCGTTTCAACATTATGAATTCTAATTGATGGTCTAGGCATTATTTGACTCCATATAGGTAGGCTGTTCCTCCAGAAAAAGTTCCTGTATCAGGGGATAAAACTAAAGAAGTAATGGCTCCGCTTTCTAATTTATTGAAAATTGCCTCGGTTCTATTCCCACCGCCACCATCCAAAAATCCTGCTGTCATATAAGCGGATTTTCTTCCAGCGGTTGAAGTATAGAAAGGAAAAACAGCAATAATTGTATTTGTCGGTGAAGTGTTGAAAGTATTATAGGTTCTCATATAACCTTGATAAGCCTGAGTGGTAGCAGAACCTCCACCAGCGGCTTCTAAAACTACATTGTCCGACGCTGTAGTTCCACCATTAGGAGCAATTCTAAATCTGGCCGCGGCGGATGGATCAAAGTTTTCAACCCATAATTGAAGTTCATTATATGTCTGTGGAATTGACGACAGCGTCACCGAAGCACCTGTAAGGGTTGTTGTTGAAATCAATGTCATTCCACCACTGGCAGGAGCGGCCCATTTCAAACCAGTTGCGGTACTTGAATCGGCTGTCAAAACTGTATCATTTGCGCCGACGGCTAATCTCGCAACTGTGTCCGCTGCGGTTGCCGCAATAATGTCACCTTTAGCATCAACAATTGATTTAGAAATTGCCGCTGAAGCATTGTTGAAAACTGTCGTATCTATCGAACTACCCAAAGTTCTGATTGCGGACGCGCCGTCCTTGACCAGAGCTGTGTCGTCCGGCGTTGTCCAACCATAATTCGTCGTTGTTGCCATTAGCTGATTACTCCTGTCGCGTTCTGCCAAGTAAGTGTAGCGGATATGGTCTGCCAAGTGAGGGAAGGTGCTACGTCTTCCCAAGCCTCGGTAAATGTATTGAACTCTGCTGGGCTTAGATTCAAGGTGATATAAAGGCCGCCGACTGATGCCCTGAATGACCAACCTTCAATGAAGCCAAGGAATGAGCCCCCTGAGATATTGGCCGGAAGGTTATTGATGGCAACTGGTAGGCCCATAAATACGCCAAGGAGCGCGTCGCGGTCAGCGTCATCAATTTCGGGATTCTGGATTGGAAAAGTAATTGACTTGAATTCGGCGTAAGGCGTGGCTCGAAGGGCAACGACCTTATCGGCGAAGTCTTCAACGTCTGGGGCGTTTTTGAGATAAGACTGGAATTCTTCGGCGTACAGACCATAGTTCGCTTGGCTTGTTAGGTTCTCGGAAGTGTAGGCATTATTGAAATTGTTCCCGTAATTGACTGTGAGACTATTCAGGAGATTACCTTGGCGAGTAACCGCTGAGATGCCCGAGCCAAGGGCGTGGAAGCCGTCCAACTCGGTGTAGCCGTTGGCCTCGAGGTAATCTTGTCGGTGGCTGGCGTCAGCGTAGGAAATGCGGCCTTGAGGGTCTTCATATAGGTAGCCAAGTGCGCTCTTGGAAATACTAGAAGCAATAGGCGCAAGATATTGATCCGTAATCTGTCGGCTAACTAATGTGTATTCGCCAGCGTCAATCGTTCCGAGTCCAACGTTGCCAGCATTGGCCCAAGTAATAGTAGGGTCATAATCGGCCCAAGTCTCTGAAGCTGGGACTTCATTCCAAGACTCCAGCAAAAGATTGGCAAGGAGTTCCGTTATTTGTGCGCCGTCTAACCCTTCGGCTAGGTTGCCATCAAATAAAGCTCTCTGAAGCTTACTCAAGGCTCCGAGGGCGGTGATGCTAATTCGGGTGACTGTGCCTGTGTTGCCTGAAGAATTGACTTCAATGGCTAAGTCGGAAATTCGACCGCCAAAGATTGGGACATAAGTAGCCGTTGAGTCTTGAACTTCGATTGTGATGGCGGTGTTGATTGACCAGTTATATACCGCGTTGGTCGTATTGATGAGAGTCAGCGAGCAATAACTTGGCAAGGTGTCGGAATTGAAATCAGTACGCCCAGAAGTAATCGAAAGGTTAGTGAGGGCAATGTCTGTGACGTCTGTGCCGTTAGCCTTGACGCGCCAAGTGGGAGTCCAAAAGGTCATAGGATTTGCGCTTGAGTCCTCAAGCCACCGGCTCCGGTGGTTCCTCGGTTAGTTGAATTATTGAGTGCCAAGACAACTGCGCGAGTAAATCCTTCTTCATCGATGACGCTCGGAGCATTGACGTTGATGATGACGTTGTCTCGTTCTTCGCCAGCTCTTACTCCTGCGACATTGAAATTAGATGGGATTGCGTTGCCGCTTGGAATAAGGGTCGGCGTAATAGTTGGGATGACAGTCGGTGGAGTAATTGTCCCCGAGGAGCCTCCAGTAGTGCCTCCGCCTGTGATAGTTCCTCCGGTGATTGTTGGCGGTGTGATTGTGATTCCGCCGCCTGTCGCAGTTCCGCCGAATGGTAGGCCACCTGCCGCAACTGTATTAGATCCTGTTGAACCGCCTCCGCCGAAGCTGACTCGATTGATGGTCGGAGTATCTGGGCCAGTCGTAAGTAAATTCTTTGCGCGAATCAGCGCATTTATTCCAGCAATAGCCGCGTTGATAATTGGCTCCAGAGCGCGAAGCGCGATTGATACCGCTTGAACAATGCCGCTAGCAACTGTGCTAAGACCTTTGATTGCGTTTCCAAGTGTGAAAGTAATAAAGGGAACTAGGAAGTCTTTGGCGAAATTGTAAAGTCCTCGGATAGCTTGTTCATTATCTTTGAAAGCCTTGATGACTGGATCGATAGCCGCCTCTTTGAATTCCTTGAGTTTAGGGATGGCGGTTGTTGTGATAAATGTAAAGAATCTTTCAATCAATGGCAGAAGGGCCGCGCCGAGAGTTTCTTTGGCTTCATCGAAAGCAACTTGGACTCTAGCGATTTTGCCTTGGAAAGTGTCGGCTTGAGTTGCCGCCGCGCCTCCGAATGTTGAGCTGAGTTGGCTGATTGCGCCTTCAAGCCCGAGAGTCTTTATTTCAGCGGCAGATAGACCAACGCCTAAACGAGTGAGGGCTCCGTTATTACCTTCATACGCTTTACCTAACGCATTAGACACCGACTCGACGTCTTTGCCAGTAGCGGCGGAAATATCGAGGGCTAACGTCAATAAATCTTGCGACTTAGTTAGGTCGCCAGTTGCGATGGCGAGACGTTGATAAGCAGGGCGAAGCTTGTCATCGGCGACGCCAGTCGCTAGCGAGGTCTTGAGGATTTGCTTTTCAATCGCGGCGATTTGAACGTCAGTCGCATCGGTGACATTCTTGAGCGCATTTGCTAAACGTTGCTGGGCGGCTTCGTCTTCGATTGCGGCCTTTACTCCATCGACTGCCAATTTGACGGCATACGCGCCAGCGGCGGCGGCGGCCGCTACGAAAGCCGCTTTTGCGGCGGCTCCAAACTTCTCTACCTTGCCAGCGAATCCTTGAACTTCATTCTCAGCCGTTCCAAGCTTCTTCTTGAGATCATCAACGTCGGCAAGGATGGATAACTTGAGCGTTCTACTTCCTGCCATTATTTATCCCATTCCTTTAGAATCTTTGAAAATGCTTCTTCCCATTTGCGAATCAATTCAGGCTGAATTTTGCGAAGTGCTGGATAGATGAAATAGCCAGAATTTCCTCGACCTTTGCGAGGGGTTCGTCTTGGGAACTGAGCATAACGATTAGATCCGAATTCGTAA